AACTACTGCCCTAACGCCCTAAAGCCTAAAGCCAATACAAGATTACTAATGTTAAATTCAAGCAACATCGTTCCTTACCCTACTACTCCTACCCCTGTTATTTCATTATACGACCAACTAATTGGTTTAATACAAACCCTTAGAAATTCGTGCATCAAAATATCACTTGGAATGATGTTCACCACAATTCTATGCTCACCTTTCTTGAGAAATAATGCAGTTCCTATAACTAAATTTCTTACAAAGATTGGACTATTTGTATACGCTAGACCACTGTATGACTTCGTCTACAGACAAAAGCGGATCAAAACGACCATAGCATCAATCATTATGATTCTTTCTGCACACAAATTTGTGCAGCACCAAACAAACTTGTATTACAAATTACAGCAATATATATCACTTTACTTAGACCACACAGCCACTCAATACCCAACATATAACACTATCAAAGACACGTTCAAACAAACCTTTCTCAGAGAGCCCAAAATTGATCCGGACCACACTCACGGTGAGTCTGCAGCACACAGATCACGAGCCACTTCCTTTATACTGCAATGTATTGGTCTCAACGGCCAAAAACCATACATGGAACAAATGTCCAAAAACGACGAAAAATTTGAGAGAGATGGGTCACGTACCTATTACTGGTCAAAAGACGCAAAAGTTACAGCCAATGCCACACCAATGAACGAAAACCACAGTGTTGCTTCCATTGATGTCGATTATTATCTTCCAATGAATGAATATTTAAATACCATACCTTTCAAACCAGTCTTTTTATACTCATTCCAACCTACTCAAGCTGCTGCCGTTCGTAATGACTATTCTTATCATTTTTCAAATAATGAAGTCTACTACACTGTAGCTGGAGGAGGAACTTACTCACACCCAGTCTGGAATTACCAGCAAGACATTATCACCACTGATAGTATCTTCGCCGGAATTACTTACAAGAGAAGAGTCTATGAGATCATTCGCAGGAAAATAGATGCTGACCATGAAGCAATCATGCTCATTCCTATAAAGGAGTTCAATTCACTACTATTAAACTTCGACTATTTAGTAACTCCAACACCATTAACACGTCTGACCCCAAACACTACACATTTGAAGAACAACCTATTAACAGAAGTCACTACGATCACCATACATGATCTTAGTCCTAAGATTTCTATAGCTGTTGATAATCAAAAACTGTCTGTCACCATGCCTGTTGAGCTCTTTGACGCCATCATCAACATGTCACAAATGTCCTCAACTGCTGTTACCGGATCTGCTGTAGGCTCACTCATGAAAGAAGCCACACCAGACCAACTACACACTGTCGCTCGATATATACGCACAACTACCACACCACCACCGCACCCCACTGTTTATCCCGTCGAAATCATTGCCAATTATCAATATCAACCTGCTGTCAACATCACTACCAAACCAAGCATGATTCCATTTTGTCAACCACTCATCCGAACACAATATGCACCGACCCGAGACATCCAATCTGACATCAGATGTGTTGAAGGAAGATTAAACAAATTCACATCCACTCCCACACTTGTTACTCCATTCTTGTTTGAAGCAATACAACATTATGTAAAATTGTTCACAAATGGACAATCACATTGGTTACATCCCGTTGAACTAGACATTGTTTATGAGAAACAACCGCGACCTGGCCAGAGAAGAACACTAATCAAATCTGAGTTTGAGAAGATGACCAACACGATCTCATCATTCCAAAAAGCTGAAGCATATGGAAAAATTTCTGACCCTAGAAATATATCTACCATATCAGGACCACTCAAACGAGAATATTCTAGATACATTTATGCTGCCGCTGACTACCTAAAGACCAAACAATGGTATGCATTCGGAAAAACACCGAAACAAATTTCTGACACAGTCATCAAAATGTTGCAAGACTCAATATTCTTAGTCAATTCCGACGGGAGTCGTTGGGACGGACACGTCAGTGCTGTCCTCAGATGTCTGGACGTTATGATCCTAAAAACTATATTTCATCAACAATACCATGATGAAATGATAGACTTGTACAACAAAACATACTCATGCAAAGGATACACATCATTCGGCGTTAAGTACGCTCAAGGTACTTCACAGGCGTCTGGAGACCCAGCCACATCATTTCTCAACAGCATCAGAAACCACTTCATAAGTTTTCTAGCCAATTATCTCCACAACAAAGAATATAGTTTCAATTTTAAAGCCATTGTTGGAGGAGATGACAATAACACGGTGGACATTCCTAGAGAACACATGGTCAAAGCAGCACAACTAGTAGGACAAGTGTTTGATGCTGTAGTGTCACAGAAAGGAGAACCATTCACGTTCCTATCAAGACAATTTACTTCTCAAGCCTGGTATGGTTCCACAGCCACATACTGCGACATAGAAAGAACATGCGGAAAATTCCATTTGACCCCTGTTCTCCCGCCCAATGTTACTGCCATTGACAAGATGATAGAAAAAGCGCGCGCTTACTATTTAACAGATAGAAATACCCCCATCATTGGTGACTTTGTTAGAAAAGTCGATTCCATCATTAGTTTAAACGAACATGTTAGCACTGTTGACCTTCAATCAATCACCACTTTCTGGTCCCAATACTGTTTAGATGATCAATTTGACAACGACATTGACTCTAACATTGATGCAATAATAACAAACATAGAAGAATGGTTTGACTACACGGCCTACAAAGAATATCTAAACAATTGCACAACTCTAGAAGAACTACTAATTGTACCAAGATTTGATAGAAGAGAAATACCTTTACCGCCAGAAAATGTGATCATCAATGGAGAAAAATTTTCACAAATCAACATGAGTGCTGTTGAAAAACCCCCAGAATTCAACCCCGATATAAATATATCTTCTGATGATTTGTTTAAAGATCTAACTGGCAAAGACGTGCGAATCAAACCACGAGACCCTAATCCCAGTGTTACAACCACACTAACCACTAGCACAAATACAACGACACCAACCACACTACCACTGTACGAACGACCAACACACCTGACCAACACCATTGAAAAATTAACCTATTCAAAGAATAGTGACAAAGTCTACCATTTAAGAAAATGCCTAACCAAAGCCAAAGTCAACTTTAACCACAAACATTTTATCTTAGATATTGGTTCTGGAGCTTCAAGAACATCAGAAAAATACTGCTCAATTTTCAACGAGAAACCAATTTATTACACATTTGACCCCTATGTTACTACCAAGAAATTCAATGACTCACATTATCACTGGACTGATTTTGACAAATTGTTACAACAATTTGTTGATAATCCATTCTACTTACCAACAATCATTATTTTCAGCTCGTCCATCCACCACATGGAAAACTTTGATGATATATTACCACATATTATTAAGAACTCATCTGCCGACTGTCTCTTTTATATCAGAGACCATGATGTACAATCAAAAACATTAGCTGAACAACTTGTTGAATACCATAAAACTACGTATAATGATACTTCATTCCAAAAATACAGAACAAGAAAACAAATAATAGATTGTTTTGCTAGTCACGGTCTAAGCAGAATCTCAACATCGAATCAACCCCAGAAAGATAACCCATTGCACTTATTTCAAATCATAATGGGAAAAACACCCACCCGCACTTAAAACACACACGCGGCCTTTTCCGGTTTTGTGAGAAAACCGGACGAGACGAAACATACTCACTATCACGCACACATTAAAATTCACGATGGACAAAGCAGCTAAAGCCGAGAAAAGTATCAAACATAGTTGTCAACAGTTAGGAATAACTGATGGCGGAAGACTTTGGTTAGACACCGCGCTCGATCCATTTAAAGACCTAGTTCAAAAACCTATAGGATATCCCGATAGAAACATGGCACCATCTGTTGTCCAAACAGTTCATGATTCTATTGATGTTTCAGCACCCCCTGGTGTGACTGGAAACTGGGACGCAAATATTTTCTTAGATTCGTTATGGAGGAAAACCCCACTCTATACCTCACAACTAACAATTTCAAATGTACGCTCTTGTTACAACTCCCTATTACAAGGATCCACACCCTACACTAGAGGAGGACTTTGCGTCAGAGCTGGAGCCAGTGGAACCATCTTAAGTCTAGCAACCACACAAAACCAGTTTGGACTCTCATATGTCACAGACGTTTTTGCAGACGACACCTCTTCCCGTATCATTGGAATTGGTCTTGAAATCCACAATACCACATCAGACTTGCACAAACAAGGATCTCTCATTACGTATAGAGTATGTGATGATCCAGCCAAATACCCAATAACTGCTACCACTGGTGTTACTGGAGGAAGCTTAGTTCAAATTCCTTATGAAGGAATTGAACTTGTCCAACCACCTGACACTGCAGCACGAGCAATAGATCTCCCCGGATCATTGCAATGGGACGCATCTAAGGGAGCATACATTGTCCCTGTTTTCACATCTGAGGATAATTCTTCAAAAGATCTCAGACCTTTAATACCTATAGATATTGACCACACACTTAACTCTTTCTTAGTCCCTAAAATCATTGCCACAGCAAATACTGTATGTTTTGATTCCACAATTCAAGACAATGCCACTGTACCAATAACATTATCTGGTGCTTTTCTAACTGGACTATCTTTAGAAACTACACTCACCATCAATCTTACTTATTATATAGAACAGTTCCCATCTGTAGACTCTCAACTCAAGAGAGTGGCAGGACCTTCATGCGTTGAAGATTTTCCTGCTATTGAGTTATACACTAAAGTTGCCAGACAAATGCCAACTGGAGTTGAAGTCAATGACAATTTTCTTGGAGCATTCGTTTCAGGCGTGTCACGACTAGTATCTATGGCCGTTCCGCACATCCCCAAAATTCTAAATTTTGCCTCCGGTGTTGCCAATGCCATTACCCCTCTAATGCCTGTTCAAGAACAAACATTACAAGTCACACCTGTCAATCGTGTCAAAGAAATAGTCCCATCTAGATCTTTCATCCGACCATCACAGGAACTAACTGTTTATCAACCACAAAGAACCCCTGCGTTAGTTAGACAACCTGCTAGTCAACCAATCACAATTGTAACGCAACAACCAACGAACCAACGAAGACCAAATCAGACTAACAAAACCCGAGTAAGAAACAGAAGAAATAAAGATTATGACCGTCTAGAAAAATACATTCAAGCTGGAAAAGCTGGAAACAGATACATACAATGACCACCCACACACAACACAAACAAAGCCATGGCCCATCATTGCTCAGGGTAACCAAACCCGCTTAAGCAACAAACCATGCACTAAAGCAAGTTGAATACACTCTCACATATTCGACGTAACGCCCGCAACCCTAAAGCCTAAAACTAAAGCAA